CGACGAGGATTTTATAGTATTCAATTTCTTCAACCGGCATGGTTTTTTGTTCCATCTCCTGTAGGGCAAGTGTGCTGAACACGTTCTTACCTGATGAGATGAATGCTTCCTGCCAGAAACTAGGGTACTCTTGAGGCAGACGCTCTGGCGTTGCTTCGAAGTCCTTAGCCTTACGGCGATAGAAGTGAATCTTATGTGGAATCCTATTGTGGTCGATATCTACGTGCTGTCCGGCAACGTCGTGACCACGTTTCATTGCCTGTACTAGGAGCTCCTCATATTCACTGAGTGGTCCTAGGTCGCCTTCGTCTCGTTCGTATTCGTCGAGAATCCACCACGGGAAGAAGAACGGCATAAAGTTGTTCTTACCTTCCATAGCACCAACAAATTCCTTGTGGAAGTAATTTCCACGTCCTTTTGCTGTACTCTCTAGGAACATCATAGACGGCTTTTCCATGTACTGCTTGTCCGGTACTGTTTGTAGTAGCGAGGCCACTAGTTCTTCACCATTCTCCCACTCACCAAGCTCGGAAGCGTGGAGGCAGTTGATTGTGTCGGAACGACCGGCAGCCTTGTTTCCTGCGGTAGCTGTTTTAATTGTGCTACCAAGTCCAACCTGTTTACCAACTTCGTCGAATCGTTCAAACGAAAGGTCTGTACGAGTGTTGTAACGAATACTTGGTTTGAATAGTGGATTAGTGTTGTCGTAATAACGACGGAACATCATATAAAGATTCTTAGCAGAGCTCTCATCGTGGCCAATAATCACTGAGTTGATGTTCTTGTTTGTACTGGTCCACCAGTAAATTAGTGCCTCTACTGCTGTACTCAGGCCCATCTGACGGGCTTTCAGGATGATTGCCTTAATAGGACGGTGTTCCTGAATACAGAGTATGACATAATTGATAAGGACCGTCTGTGGCTTGTTCGGCACAAACGGAACTATGTTCGCATCCTTATCCTTGATTCGTAGGTTGTTGGTAGTGTACCTATAAAAGTCACTACGGATAGCGAAGATTTTATCGAGCTGGCTTTGGCTTAGCTGTTGGTTCTCCATTATCACCTACTTTCTGGCGGTAGTTCCGCAGGAGCAGGTTAATCAGCTGAGACTTGTTTTTGCTAGCGTTGAATAGTGCTAGATTTTCGTCCCAGATATATACCTGCCGTTTATTTTTGTTTTTGCTGTTCATTCTTTACCTTCACCTTGATAGGTGTCTCGTCCTCGGTCGCTGTCACATCAACACTGGTGCCGTATTCTGGGTGAGTAGGGAAGTTGCCACGATGACGTGCTACCCCTTCATACTCCATCCATCCTCGTTTCTTAAACGAACGAATTAGGCGGTTCTGTAGAACCTTGTTGTTGAATTGACTACGAACAAGTCGCTTGAATTCCTTAATGCCTAGGTTAATAGGCGTGTGATATATCGGTTTCTGAAGCTCCATTGCAGCTTCGATTGCGTTTTCCATCGCTTTAGTCCTTGGTCCCATATTAGCCTTCCAGTTCTCCGTACTCGTGTGCGTCAACCGCATCGATTGCACGTTGGATTTCTGATTCGATGTCTTCGCCTGTTGTAATTACTACACTAGCGTACTTCTCACCATCATTAACTGTTAGCTTTACACCGTATCCAACTTGTTCAGTTGTCCAGTCATACTTACGAATAAGTGGTGTTGCGACTGCTTGTACTTCTTGTTCTGTCATTTTTTTCTCCTTAGAAAAATTTTAATATTTTTTCAACCCAGCGACGTACCTGAGCTTGTCTGACCCTAGGGTCTTTGCTCAGATTCATTACTGTAGGTCCTCCAGGGCCTGTTCTAAGCCCACGTGAGCGACCATTTGCTTCTGAACGAACATTCCTTGGTCTGTACCGAGAAGCTTCACTGCAGCGATGCGGTCCGAGGTTTTCTCGTGCCTGCTTACTGCAATGTCCTCCAGTACCTGCCTCAGGTGCTCTGTGTTCATGCTACGCATAATAGTCTTGGCTTGCTGTACCCATTGTAGGGCCAGCGAAGGGTTCATAATGTTCCTTGCGTAACTCTCACTGTAGCCAGCAGATAGAGCAGCTTGATAAGGGTTCCCGTAGGTATCCTTATGCTTGGGGTTCATGTAGTAATCAAGCCATTCGAGTTGACGACCAGAAGCTTGCCATTGATTTGGCTGAATCTGCTTGTCAGTATCTCCGGCGATAACTTCCCTTTTGTTGAATTTCTTCCCTGATTTCTTTCCCATACTCTTACTATAGCATATCCATACCTTTTTGTCAAGTACTTTATTGTATTTTATACTACATTATGAAAGGAGAAGCCCGGCGATAGGACTGGTATACCGTACCCCACCACTGTTGCTATCACTATACACAGGTTCTCAGAGGGGGGAGGGTGATATGTAGACTATCCATACCTTTCAAAAAATATGGGTTATCTGTTTTTGGGCTCATCTACATTTTCTCCCACGTTGTAAACCTGACAACAAAAGGCGTAGCCTCCCCTACCCCACCCTCATTGTAATTCATACAACAGTAAAAAACACAACAATAAAAACAATATAACAATAAACTTGCAACACTGTATAGTATATGGTATACGTGGTATATAGTAGTATACAATACAACGCCCCTTAGTGTTGTATATAATACAATATAGATATGCCCTTATACCCTTGTATTATAATGCCCCTTATGCTATACTTATAGTATGATAAACACCACTAAAACATATACAAATAGATACAAATACCGTACAAATACAAATAAGCAAGCGTATAAACATAATAAAACACGTATAAAAGTAAAGTACTTTAATACCAGTACTAAGCTATACACCATATACAATAATACTATACTACCCCTTATTAAAGCCCTTATAGCCATCATTGCTATATATATCATTGTACTACTATATACTATATAAGCATCACTAGCCATTGCTAAGAGTCACGGCCGATTATTTTACCCCTGTTATAAGGGGTATTATTTTTATATAAGCATAATAAACATACTTATTGCTATAAAATGCTAAAAAAGTGTTGACTTATAACAATACGTGATATATACTATAAACAGTACAAAAGAACTGTACACGCAACTAAACAATTATAACTAGATACAACCGCAACGACGCAATAGCCTCACGCAATAGTATAAGAATTATAAAGAATATAGTTGACAATACACTCTGAGTACGATACAATAGATACAGTAAAGAACACCACGCAAGCGAAATACTTGCAAGAACAAATACTACAATGGTATACTTTACTACAACACAATGCTAAACTAAGAGACCACGCCGACTATTTTATATAGTGAGGAATGGTAACAGTTTATAAGCCCGAACACTAAAGCCAGTCAATACCGAGACAGGACTCATTAAGAGTAACCTAGGGACTTGATGGTGCAAGGTTAAGTGAGTACTTTAACAATTAAAAAGCTTATACTGGTTGACAAGCCCTGAAACTGGGCGAACAGTATAACAATACGATTATAGCTTGGGGGTTGACAAGTTCAACCTCTAATGCTACAATGGTAGCATAACACAATAACGAAAGGATGCAATATGAAACTATACACAATCAACGCAACACCTATACGCAAATTTAAGCAGTTGTCTGATAGTGAAAAGAAGTATATTCGCAAGGGTGAGGATACTCTTAAGGCAATCAACGCAAGGGCTCTAAGTTTATACCCTGATACTGTAGCACTAGTACTAACTAAGCACGGTATCGATGGCTTTACAATCTACCCGGTACAAGGATACTGGAAGGGTGAGGCTGAGGATAGCTTTAAGATTGAGATAGCTACAGATGGTGGCGTGGGGATGATTGCATCTGAACTACGTGATATCTTTAATCAAGAGGCAGTTATGCTAACTAAACCTAATGGGGAAGTGGAATTTATCTAATGACTAAGGATGATATAAGTATGGTAGTTAATAGGAATGGTTCACTCACTCTATATATTATGATAGATGGGGAATATAAGGAATGCACCTATTATGACTACAGTGAACGGGAAGCACGAAACAAATTTTATAAAGAATACGTCAAGGGAGAATAGTATGAAATTAAGCACGGCAGAATATATTGCACTAGTATTAACATTGAACGGCAAGGAATTATAGATATGAACAACGGCACTTTTATTGAAAAAGCATTTTATGGCAAGACTAAAAAAGAACACAACAATTATAGCCTAAAGAGGGATGGACACCAAAACGTATATAGTTATGGTATTCACTACCCGTTATTGTTCCGAGTTGGTGACTTAACACTATTGAATGATATCGGTTATAGTAACAGTACAAGTAAGCATATCAACCTAGCACGTGGGGTAGATAGTGACGCAATCAGTGTGAAACTATATCCTGAACGTGAGGGATATGGCTCTGGTTATACTCATATCGGACGTATGCTCTGGTATGGTGAGGGTGAATCATCACCTGAAACAGTATTGGATGAGATTATTGGAGGTATGCAACATCACCTCAGTGACTTATACGACAAGATGGACGCTAAAAAGCGTAAGAATACGCAAGTATATGCGGACCTTGAACGACAATTCGATAATATTGCAAGTGCAATAGCTGAAATGGAGGCATAATGGCAACGGCTAACTTTTATGAATCAGGGAATCACGGGCTAAACGTGATAGCGATGGACTATGAAGAAGAAGCGGTAGATACTCTTGACAATATTGAGAGTGAG